ATTTTCCATCAGCGCGCCGTGGCAGCTTTCCAACGTCACATATGTGAGATCGTTGTTTGTGCAGTCTCGCCAGACGGCACTTCGCAGCGTGTTTTTTGTCAACAATGGCTTGAAAATGTATATCACCGGGACATCCGGCGGCATTGTTAACGAGTACACGCTTTCCTCTGCATGGGACTTGAGCAGTGATACGCACACGTCACAGTTCAGCCTAGCCACCGGAAGCCCGACTGCCGTCCGGTTGTCTCCAGACGGACGGCATATGCACACACTGCACTTGAATGCAACAGTGGCGCAATACTCGCTGTCGATCCCTTGGAACATTAGCAGTTCAACTTTCGTTCGCAGCACCTCATTTTCCTCGATCGACACGCAGCCCGTAGGGCTGGCGTTTAGGCCAGACGGCAAGGCGATGTTTTACGTTGGCAACTCTGATTACATGTTTGAGTTTGAGCTATCAACCGCTTGGGACATAAGCACTGCGACGTATTTGCGAGCCTCCGGGTATCTCGGCGCTCCTGCCGGTGTGTGCTTTGGAAACAGCGGAACGAGAGCCTATATGTCAGACTGGATTGCACTTGCGGTCTACGAGTTTCAGTCATAGGTAACGTCATGCCGAACAAGATCAAGCCACGCAGATCGTACACAGCCAACTCCGTGCCGCTCACGAGCGACCTTGACACGCACGAGCTGGCGATCAACTGGGTGGACGGCAAAGCGTTCACAAAGGATGCCAGCGGCAACATCGTCAGCGTGACGCTCGGCGGGAGTGGTGGTGGCGGCGGCTCTGGTGGCTCGCTCTCTGGCAGCGTGACGATACCGGCGAGCGATCCGTACTGGGACAGCGTGCTGCTGCTGCTTCGCGGCGACGGCAACTTCACAGACGCGTCAAAGTACGGTCGCACGCTTACAGCCCACGGCAATGCGGCTGCGACGGCGGCTGGTAAATACGGCACCAACTCTATCGCGCTGGATGGAACGGGCGACTACCTGTCGCTTTCAAGCAGCGATTTTGCTTGGGGAACATCCGACTACACACTAGAGGCGTGGGTGTGGCTCAATAATCTTGGATCGTATGGCAGTTGGTTTTCAACACTCTTCAGCGACGGCAATATGTCCGGCGGGGTGAGTGCAGGAATTACCAATACAGGCATGCCCTACTTGGAACACCTCAATGGATTTAGTGTCGTTGGCTCAACTGCTTTTCCTACGGCGCAGTGGGTCCATGTGGCCGCGACTCGCAGTGGCAATACTGTGAAATATTACGTCAACGGATCTTCCGTTGGCAGTGTTTCGTTTTCCGGTTCGCACACAAATAGCTCCGTTGTCGTTGGGCGGTTCTACACTGACTTGGACAACAACTACTGGAACGGCCGCATCGCAGAACTCCGCGTAACGAAAGCGGCCCGCTTTACCGCGAACTTCACGCCGCCGACTGCCGCTCTGCCGACGACGATCTTTCAGGCATCGCCCCAGACCCTCCCCGTGACCATCACCGGCTCGGGCGGCGGAGGCTCTGGCTCGCTCTCTGGCAGCGTGACGATACCGGCGAGCGGCGATCAGTATTGGGCAAACACGGCTCTGCTGCTCAAGGGCGATGACCTCACGGACTCGTCAAGCTACGCTCGCACGGTCACGGCCTACGGCAACGCTGCGGCGACTGGCACGGCGAAGTACGGGGTCAACTCGCTCGCGTTTGACGGCAGCGGCGACTATCTGCGGGTGGCTGGTAGCTCGGCGTTTGCCCTCCCCGGTGATTTCACGCTGGAGGCGTGGGTGTATTTCAACGCTGCATCGGCGTCATTTGACGGCGCATACGGTGCCTGCTTGATGGCGACCTACCCCACCGGGCAGGGCGGGAATCAAGGCTGGCAGTTGCGGATCAACGGCACTTCCACCGCTTTCAACACCATCAACGTCTACACGGGCACGACCGACCTGAACTGGTCCGCGACGTTCAACCTCAACCAGTGGCATCACGTCGCTGTCACTCGCTCGGGCAGCAGCATCCGCGCGTTTGTTGATGGCGTGCAGGTTGGATCGACCGTAAACAACAGCGACGACATGAGCCCCGGAGCGACGACGGACCTGTGGATCGGGCAACTGAACGCCTCGCCGTACCTGTTCTCGTTGAACGGCCGACTGGACGACCTGCGAGTGACAAAGGGCACGGCGAGGTGGGTGGCGAACTTCACGCCACCGGCGGCTGCGCTGGGCACTGGCGCGTACACGGCGGCGCAGACCCTGCCGGTGGTTTTCTCCTAATGCGTGACTCCATCTACCTCGCCGCCCTGCTGACTGCCGCAGCGTCCGCGCTGCTGCTCTCGGCTCGCGCGGGGCAAGCAGCGATGCGGTGGGTGATTGGTAGGGCGATTGTCAACACTCTCGGGTGACACTATGAGTTCCACATATACGCAGCTACCCGGCACGCTCGACGTTGTCGTCGCCCACACTGACGGCGTGACCATCGCTGGGGCGCTCGGGTTCTCCACGACTGGAGACACGCTGACGGCCGTGATCTACGAAGACACAGCTGCCGGGTATGCAGCCGCGATCGCAGCAACACCAGCCCCTGCTGCGACCTGGTCCATTGCTCGCGTCGATAACTCAATCGGCGCCATCACGCTCTCGCTGGCGGCGTCAACCGTCAAGGGTCTGTCGCTGGCCAAGAGCTATCGCTGGTTCCTGCGGTCGTCTGCTCTTGATCGCGCAGTGACGTCTGGGACGTTTGCGTTGAGGGCTCCATGAGCGACATCCGCGTCAGCGTCACCGGCCCTGCTCCGTTTGTCGTGAGTGTCACCGGTGCCACCGGTGTATCGCCGTCGATCACGAACGGGCAGACGTTCAGCGTGCAGCTGGCTGGAGTCGGGCCGACTGGGCCGTCTGGCCCGCGCGGCGAAACTGGCGCTCGCGGCGAGGTCGGAGCCACTGGGGCCACTGGCGCTGTGTCAACAGTGACCGGCCCCACCGGCGCGGCATCCACGGTCGCCGGCCCGACCGGTTCTGCATCAACCGTGACGGGACCGACGGGGGCAGCCTCGACTGTACCAGGCCCCACAGGCGCAGCGTCGACGGTCACTGGGCCTACGGGCGCTGCGTCAACTGTCCCAGGCCCAGTCGGCCCGACCGGTGCATCTGGTCAGTCGATCGTCGGGCCGACAGGCCCTGCGGGCGCGCGTGGCAGCGACGGTTCGGCCGGAAGCACTGGAAGCACGGGGCCTCGAGGAAGCGATGGCGCTGCAGGCGCCACTGGAAGTACGGGAGCACGAGGCAGCGACGGCAGTACCGGCGCCACTGGTGCGCGTGGCAGCGACGGCGAAGTCGGGCCTACCGGAAGCCCTGGCGCCGCATCAACTGTGACTGGGCCGACAGGCGCTGCGTCAACTGTGACGGGACCGACTGGACCGGCCGGAAGCAGCGGAGGCTCGTCGCTCTCGGTCCATTCGTCGGCAGCAAACTTTCCGGCGACCGGCTCATCGACAACGCTGTACCTGGACGAATCCACCTCTCGGCTATTTCAGTGGGAATCGCCGGTCTACGTTGAGGTCGGCGTGTCTGGTGGTGGCGGCGGTGGTTCTTCGACTCCATCGGCGGCTGACAATCTCTATCTCTGGAGCAACTTTCGCTAATGGCAACATCACCCGCATTCGCAATCACGCCCCGCATAGGAAACGTCAGCATCGCCACGGCAGAATCTAGCTACACCGCGCCGACAAACGTGGGCACGCTCATCACGGGTGCAAGCACGGGCACTCGCATTGCTGAAATCGTTGTGAAGTGCGCGGCCACATCTGCGGCGGCTATCGTCCGCGTGTTTTTGTATGACGGCACAACGTACTGGCACTTTGACGAGATCACGGTCGCGGCTGCGACGGGGTCTAGCACTGTGCAGCAGACCCGCGTCAGCACTAGCTACAACAACCTGATTCTGCCGTCCGCGTCTTGGTCGATCCGCGTGACAACATCCGTGGCACAGACCACGCACGTCACGGCCCTAGGGGCCGACCTGTGAACCAAGGAATCTACGGACTAGGCGGGCAGATCGTCACGCCCGTACAGGGGCCGTTTAGTGGCACTGCCGATGCGAGGAAGTTGCTGGCCGTGCAGGCACTTATCGTCGCTGGTGGTGGCGGTGCGGCTAGGCGCAACGATAGGGCTGCCGGCGGCGGCGGTGGTGGCGGCTTTGTTGAGCAAAGCATCGGCATCACGCTTATGACGAACTACTCTGTACAGATCGGTGCAGGTGGAGCAGGTGCCACAGCCGCGAACAACGCAGGGGCCAACGGCGGACTATCAGTGTTTGGCTCAATCGTTGCGCTCGGTGGCAGCGGTTCAAACACGGGTGGATCTATCGGCGCCACTGGTGCTTCTGGTGCTGGCAATTCCTTCCTTACTCGGATGTCGTCATTGATCTCGCTCCAAGGCAACACAGGAGGTCAGGGCGTCAGTGCTGCAACCTCTTCCGGTGGTGGCGGCGGTGCGGGTGCCGCCGGTGCAGACTCCACGGCGTCGGCGTCTGGTAACGGTGGAATCGGCAGATCGTCCGCGATCACCGGCACAACCATTTTCTACGGGGCCGGTGGTGGCGGCGGTGGATACGTTGGCACATCGACGGCTGGCTCAGGCGGGCTGACAGGCGGCGGCGCAGGTTCCTCTGACCTTGCTGTCGCAGGGACGGCTGGCGCGGCGGGTACTGGCGGCGGCGGCGGCGGGGCAGCTTGCAATGGAACCGCGTCCAGCAATGGCGGAAACGGCGGCAGCGGTGTCGTCATCCTGCGATGGAACGCCTCGCAGGCAGTCGCCACGCTCTCGGCTGGATTGACTGCCACGCGCACCACAGTTGGCACAGACGCGGTGCTGACCATCACCGCAGGCACCGGCACCGTCACTTGGAGCTAATCATGGCGCACTACGCGTTCCTCGACGAGCAGAACATCGTCACCGAAGTGATCGTCGGCCGCGACGAAAACGAGGGCGTCGATTGGGAGGCCCACTACGCAGCCGTGCGGGGCCAGCGGTGCGTCCGCACCAGCTACAACGGAAACATACGCGGCGTGTATGTCGGGATCGGCTACAGGTACGACGAAAAGCTCGACGTGTTCATCCCGCCATGCCCCGGCGAGGGATTTGTGTTGGACGAGGCGACGGGAACGTGGCGTGATGCATAGCCGGTCGGCGCTATTTGCCCAACGTAGCGATTGTGGCACAACAAATCCGAGGTGACATTTATGCCGTTCTTTTCGCTTCCAGCAACACTCAGCGGTAACGCCACGCAGCTGCAGGGCAGGACTGTGTCGGCGACTGCCCCGGCCACCAACCAAGTGCTTGCGTGGAGCGGCTCCGCATGGCTTCCGGCCACCGGAGTGACCGGCCCAACGGGTGCCGACGGCTCGCAGTTCTACGGCGGATCCGGTGCGCCATCCAGCGGGTTTGGGAAGAGCAGAGACTTTTGGCTCGACACGGCAAACGGCCGGCTTTATGGTCCGAAGGCCGACGGCTCGTGGGGATCTCCGCTGCAGCTGCAGAGCGGCGCCCAAGGGCCTTCTGGCGTCACTGGCGCGACAGGGCCTGCTGGCCAGAGCTACACCGGGCCGACTGGAAGCGGCGGCGTCACTGGGCCAAGCGGTTCGGCTGGCGCCACGATCGTAGCGGTTGGCGGAACGCCAAGCGCCAACGTGGGCGAGGATGGCGACCTAGCGTTTGATATCGCCGGCAAGCAGTTCTTCGGTCCGAAGGTCGCTGGCTCATGGCCGGCGGCAGTGTCGATCGTCGGCCCTACAGGGCCGACAGGATCACTGACGATCAACGACGTGATCGATGCCGTGAGCAGCAACGCTACGCTTCGCGCAGCGATCAAGGCCGCCGCAACCGCGTGAGGCACGCCCGATGCTTGATCGCCTACACCAGCTGGCCGTGCACGCTTACTACGCGGGCGAGCTCGACGCCGGCCGGCGGGCGTGCGAGCGGTTGCTCGGCATGGACCTGACTCCAGAGAAGGAGCGGCTCGTGCGACGCAACCGCAGCTGGTACACGCAGACGCTAGGCGAGATAGTGGCGTGCCGGTTTCACGGATTTGACGTCGAGCCAGCAGCGGACGGCTGGTCGACGTTCAATCCAACGATCATCTCCCACGACGACGGCTACTTGGCGATAGTGCGGTCGAGCAACTATCGGATCGTTGACGGCCGGTATGTGATCCCGCCGGAGGACGGCGACAAGATTCGCACCGTCAACGTGCTGTGCACTATTGACGCCGATCTGGCCGTCGTGTCGCAATCTGCGATACCGGATGCGATCTACCCAAAATCCGAATATCCAGTGGACGGCTTTGAAGACTGCCGGCTCAATGCGATTAATGGCGAGCTTCGCGTGAGCGCGACAGTCCGCAACTGGGCGGGCCGCGACGGCACGTGCAGGATTGCCACGGCCACGCTGCTGCCATACATGGGCAGCATGATCGACGCCACGCTACTCGACGAGCCTGTCACCGGGCGGCACGAAAAGAACTGGATGCCGATTGTCGGCACTGAGGTGTTTCTGTACTCGTGCTGGGAACAAGGCCGCACGGCATTTGCTTCACGCAACGGAAGTGCATGGAAGATTGACCGCAGGGGTGAGTCGCCGGCGATTGCACGCGGCTGGCGTGGTGGCTCGCAGGTCGTGGACGCTGGAGACGGCCGCTGGCTCGCCTTGGTGCACGAGGTGGCGGACGACACGGGCGGCCGCATCTACGAGCACCGGTTCGTGCTGTTTGGGGACAGTTGCGACATTCTCGGCTGGTCGCCGGCTTTCGCGTTTCGCGAAACGCGGGCGATTGAGTTTGCGGCCGGGCTCGCTCGCCGCGGTGACAAACTAGTGGCAACCTTTGGCGTGCGTGACGCCGAGGCGTGGATGGCTGAAATGAGTGTGGCAGAAGTTCTTTCCATGATCGGGGGCAGCAATGGGTGACGAGCTCGAGGACCAGGTTGGCGGCAGGCTGCGGATTCACTGGATGCCAGGAGACTGGTTTCCGTGTTCGCCGGAGGCCGTTGGCCACTACGCGGCCAAGGCCCGCGTGTGCCGCGAGCACAAGCCGTCGAGCGTGATTGAGATCGGCACGCGGTGCGGCTACTCGCTTGCGTCGTTTCACATTGTGGCGCCTGACGCGAAGTTTCTGTGCGTGGACGGTGCCCTCGACGCCGACAGTCCTGCTTGCCTGCAGCACTGGCAGAGCGTGGTCGACTCGCTCGGCATCGACGCCCAGCTGATCGTCGCCAACAGCCACGACTTGCAGCAGCTGCCCCCGGCGGACTTCGCCCACGTGGACGGCGACCACTCCTATTCTGGGGCACTGGCCGATCTGCGGCTGGTGGCTCACGTGCCGGTGATCCTGGCCGACGACTGCGACAATCCGGACGTGGAGAGGGCCGTTGAAGAGTTTTGCGAAGAGACGGGCCGCGAGCCTGCCTATTTCCACGACGGGCTGCGGAAGGCCGCCGTGCTTGTGGAGGCTTGATGATCGTCGGCATCTACGCACTCGCCAAGAACGAAGCCGGAAACGTCGCGGCATGGGAGGCTTCGTGCCGCGACGCGGACGTGCGGGTGGTCACCGACACGGGCTCAACCGACGACACGGTGCAGCTGCTCGAGGCCGAAGACGTGACCGTGGCTCGCGGCAACGTCGTTCCGTGGCGGTGGGACGACGCCCACAACCTGTCTATGCAACACCTGCCGAGCCACGTCGACGTGGCAATCCGGCTCGACCTCGACGAGGTGCTTGAGCCGGGTTGGCGGGACGCCCTGGAGGCTGCGTGGAAGCCGGAAACAACGAAGCTGCGGTATTGGTATCAGTGGAGCGATGCCCTGCGGTTTAAGAGCGACAGGATGCACCTCCGGTCTGGCTACCGGTGGACGGGTGCCACGCACGAGGGGCTGGTGCGGTGGGCTGGTGGCGAGGTGCAATCGCACTGCGAGCAGACCCTGATCCGGCACCACAGGCAGCCAGGGAAACAGCACAAGTCCGACCTGACGCTCCTCCAGCAGGCCGTCAAAGAGGCTCCGCATGATGCCCGGATGTCCTGGTATCTTGCCCGCGAGCTCGACTACCACGACCAGCCCGGGATTGTGGAGGCGTTTGAGCACTACCTCACGCTCCCCGGCGGGGCCGCGTGCGAGCGGGCCTACGCGTATCGTGTGCTCGCCCGCCGGCAGCCTGAGAAGGCCGGCAACTGGCTCCTGCGGACCATCGATGAGTCGCCCCACGAGCCAGAGGGTTACCTAGCCCTCGGCGAGGCGTGCTGGGATGCCGGCGACGCCGTCGGCGCCCTGCACTGGGCCAGGCGGGCATCGATGGCTCCCCCTGACAGACAGTCGCACACCAGCGATCCAGTGGCCTATGGGCACCGAGCCCCGGAGATGGCCGCTACTGCTGCCTATAGCCTCGGGCTGAAGCAGGAGGCCCTAGAGCACGCCCGCGAGGCGTTCCGCCGGCACTCGTCGCAGGAGACGGCCGCAGCGGTGGCCAAGCTGGAGCTCGAGCTCACGTCGCACATTCCCGGCCCGCAAGAAAGGTGATCCATGCCAACGCTACTGCCACACATTTCCAGAAACCTCGCCACGCGGCTCGCGGCGTCGCTCTCAGCGTTCACCTGGGGTAGCGTGCCTGGCGGCACGATCTCAGTGAGCATGCAGCGGAAGCCGGACTACGGCCTAGAGGATCTCGGATCCCTCCGTGTGTCGGTCGTGCCCGGCCCTTACACGATGAAAACAGAGACACGTGGCATGGAGGTGGCCGACGTGACGGTCGGCATCGTCGTGGCCAAGCACGTCGGGAGCGAATCCGACATTGAGGCACTGGAGGACCTGTGCCAGGAGATCGTCGACGCTATTCGCTCAAATTACATCCAGCCCGCGGGGTTACCGGAGAACAGTGACTGGACAGAGGTCGGCAATCCGCTTCCCTACGATCCGGAGCTCCTCGAGGCCCGCAACGTGTTCATGGCACAGATCGCCGTGCAGTGGGACGTGCCCGTGGATAAGTGGGTGCCGGTGGCACCCACCGGCCCGACAGGAGCTACCGGCGCATGAGCATGCTTGACGCTGGCCGGAATCCGCTCGGCTCTGGTCTGTCGGGATCGATGGGGATCCCGATGCGGATCAACTTTGAGATGTTCTTCGACAGGGCGAGCGTACAGAAGTCGCTGGATAAAGCGATTTACTGGGGCCTGTTTGGCGCTGGTTCTGTTGTAATGCAGATCAGTCGCCGGTCGATCAAGAAGATGGGCATGACCAAGCCGCAGCTGAAGGTCATGCGATCAAATCCTGGCGTTCCGCTGCGGCAGCTAATGTCACGCAGTGACGTCAATGATCGTACAAAACGCAAAATTGAGAGGCGGCTGTACGAAATCAAATTTAAGCCAGCTAGCATCGCCCCGCACCAGCCTCACACGCACGCCGGAACGCTTCGCAAGTCCATCGTGTTTGGATACGACAAATCGACAGAGTCGATGCTGATCGGCTCTTTCATGGATGGTGCGCCGTACATCGCATCGCTCCACGAGCACGGCGGAACGCAGCAGATGGCGGCATGGGCTTGGATTCCGCGGTATGATCGTGGATACAAGGGCATCCTGTCGTGGTATCGCGTTGGCAAGGGGCCAAAGCACAGAAACAACTGGCAGATCACCAGTTTCCGCAAGACGTTCCCGTACCCGCAGCGTGCGTTCATGTTCCCGGCCATGATGGAGGGCATCCGTCGCGGCCGCATCCCGAAGGAGTTCGCCGGCCGGTTCCGCAGTGGGTGATCAGCTGTTCAGGTATACTGGCAATAGGTGCCCACCCCACGTGAGGAAGCTATGGCAACCACGATTCTGCTCGGCAAAGACACGACGATCTCCGGCCTGACGGGCGTGCAAGACGTCTCAATGACGATCGAAGCCGAAAAGGTCGACGCCACGACAAAGGGCTCTTCTGGGGTCTACAAGCGTACCGTCGCCGGCCTGCAGGCTCGCACGCTCGAGGCCACAGTTCTGGGTGACTCGTCTCAGACTTACGGCAAGGCCGTGGCCGTCACCGTCACGCCCAGCGGCGGCACTGCTTTCGCCATCACTGGCGTGATCACCAGCGCAAAGCGGACTCAGCCGATCGGCGGCGCGGAAGCCGTCTCGATCACGATCAAGCCTGGCGTCGCCCTCGACGCCGGCGACCAGGTCACCGTCTAACAACCACGCGAGGGTCACATGGCCAAATACAGACTCGGAAAGAATGCGCTCGTCACAGCACCTGGTGTCGCGCTTGATAATGTGGTCGACGTCGATCTGAACGCCAGCGGCGACGAGGTCGATATCACCGTGTTTGGCGACACTGAAAAGCAGATCGGATGCGGTCTGCTTGACGTCACCCTTGAGGTGACTGCCACGCAGCACTCGGCCACCGTCGGGGCCACCGGCCCGATCACGGTCGGCGGCATGACTGCCGTCGGGTGCGTTGTGCTCGACGTCAAGAACAAGGTCAGCCCGAAGGGGCGGAACGAGTACACCATCAGCTACGCACCGACTGTGTCCTGACGCAGAGGTGACCTGTGCCAAAGGTCCGCCTCGCCAGAACTCAGTCTGTCAAAGCCGACGGCATTGTGCTGCTGGGTGTTCGCGACTTTGACATCGACCTGGATCTCGACACGGTCGACGTGACTCGCTGGAGCTCTGGCTACCGAGGCGAGCTCACGCTCACCGAGATGAACACAATCACGCTGCAGATCTACCACGTCGAGGACGTGCGGCGGTTCATGGCGAAGTGGAACAAGTTCCCTCCGCAGCCGGTGACGATCACGATTGATGGTGCATCTGCAAGGTTTCTGGTGCACAAGGTCAAGGTGGCGGGCCAGTTCAGCGGCGTGCTGGCGTATGAAATTGTCCTAAAGCTCTGGCCTTTTAACTGATGGCAAAGTTCAAAACACTCGACGGCAAGGAATGGGTGATCGAGGTCACCTACCTCACGGTCAAGCGCGTCCGCGATCTGTGCGGCGTCAACGTGCTCGACATCTGCAACCTCGACAAGGAGTCGCTGTCCGGCTGGGTGGCAGACGACTTGAAGGTGCTTGAGGTCGTCTGTGCCGTCGTGAGGCCGCAGCTGGCCGCCATCGACATGGCCGACGACGAGTTCTTCGCAGTGTGCGACGGGCAGGTGCTTAAGGAGGCAGTCGAGCGGCTGGTTGACCAGGTATCTGATTTTTTCCAAGAGCCCCGGAAGGGGCTGGTGAAGAAGGTGATAGCGAAGCTGAGGGAGACGGAGAAGAAGATGGAGGCCCAGGCGGCGAAGGCAATCGACGCGGCCCTGGGCCAGTGCGACTTCGAGGCAGCCCTCAAGACGCATGGGAGCTCGGGTTCCACCTCGCCGGCATCGTCGGAGTCGAGCCCTGGGGATTCACCCTCCGCGAGCTCGTCTGGCTCGCCGAAGGACGCCAGCACGAGAACTGGACGCACACGGCGTCGCTGATGGCCCTGTTCGCACAAATACACCACGACGCCGAGAGCAGCGAGCCGCCGCCGACCATGTACACCTTCCACCCCTTCTATCGCGTGCCCAAGCCGGAACTGCCGGAGGCGACGCCAGACATCCTCATGGCGTTCGGATTCCGCCCCGTAAAGCCGGAGGTGCCAGATGGCGGCTAGCGCAGGGGCGATCCGTGCCGGTTCGGCATACGTTGAAATCTTCGCCCGCGACGGACAGTTTCAGCAGGCGATGAGCCGGATCCGTGCCCGCATGATGACGCTCGGCACGCAGCTGCGGCAGGCCGGCACGGGCATGACGATCGCCGGCACGGCGCTGGGGGCTCCGTTCGTGTTTGCGGCCCGCACGGCTGCAGCGTTCTCGCTCGAGATGGCCCGCGTGCGGGCGAATACCGGCGCGACAGACCAGCAGTTTGCGTCGCTCAATGCAGCGGCCAAAGCGATGGCCGTGCAGTTTGGCCGCTCGCCGGAGGAGGTTGCTGGCGCGATGAGCGAGCTCGCAAAGGCCGGCCTCGACGCCGAGGGCGTGATGAAGTCGATCAGCCCAATCCTCGCGGTGGCGGCCGCCGACAACATGGATCTCGCGCGAGCCGTCGAGGTCGTTGTCAGCACGATGGCGCAGTTTCGGATGGGTACTGATGACTTCGGAACGATAGCCGACAAGCTGCAGGCAACAGCCAACGCGTCTACCACGAGCGTCGATTCGCTTGGCGAGGCTTTGACCTATGTCGGGCCAAAGGCATTCGCGGCCGGTCAGTCGCTGGATGACGTTCTCGCTTCGCTGGCCACGCTTGGAGACGCTGGCCTGCGAGGATCTCTGGGCGGCACTGGATTGGCGCGCATCATCGAATCTATTGCGAACGAAGAAGGAAAAATCGCCGAGCTCGGCGTCAGCACAAGAAACTTAGATGGAAACATGCGTCCGTTCATGGACATCATGGACGATCTTGGGAAAAAGGCTCCGACGGCGAACGTCGATTTCATCCGTGTGCTGACTGAGATATTTGAAATTCGTGGCGCTAACGCTGCTCAGTCGCTCTCGCAGATGAAAGAGAAGTTTGACCAGGTGATGGGCGTGCTTGGAAAATCAGACGGCACTGCACTCAACAAAGCTACTGCGGTCATGAACTCCTTCGGAGGTGCCGTGAAGCAATTGGGCGCCCAGTTCGGTGTGCTGCAGGTCCAAGTGATTGAGTCGATGGGGCCAATTGCCACGCAGGCCGTGCAGGCGTTCACTAGGCTGCTCGCTGTGGTTGGCGGATTCATCTCCCGCAATGGCACGCTCGTCGCGATCGTTGCCGGTAGCGTCGCTGCCCTCTTCAGTTTCGGCGTTGCAGCACTCACTGCCGGCATCGCCCTCCAGGGCCTCGCCACCGGCCTCCGCATCATCCAGGCCGTGCTGCCGTTGATCCCGGCCCTGTTCTCGCCGATCGCGTTGTCGATCGCTGCGATGGCCGCGGCGATCGGCGGCGGCGTGATCATCGCCCGCACGCTCTCTCCTGCATTCAAGCAAGAGACTGACGCGATCGCCGCCGCCCTCATGCGGCTGGACTTCGGCGCCGCGTGGTCCGTGATGAACATCAATCTGGCGATTGCCCTCGTGCAAATGCACCAGGCGTTTGCTCAGGCGTTTGACCTGGTGAAGAACACGGTGATTTCTGCCAGCAGCTTCATCGGCGACATGCTGATCCAAGGGCTCGACCGGTTCATGGGGCTATTCGGGGCCGACATCCTCACGCTGCAGGCCGGCTTTGAGAAACTGGGCGTGTATTTCCGTGCCGCGTTCGACTGGGACTTTGCCGTGAACGGCATGTCGGACGCACTCAAGAAGGTCGAGGCCCGCGTCGAGGAGGCCCGCCAGCGTGCCCCGACAGCAGACGCTCGCGCAGAGCAGCGGAAGCAGGAACGAGAGAAGCAGGCAGAAGGACGCAGCGAAGAGATCAAGCGTCGCGATGCCGGCTTTGCGGACGCGATCGACGAGCTCAGGAAGGACGCAGCCAGGGCGAGAGATCGTGCCCTTGGCAGAACCGACAAGTCGCCGCAAGAGGCAAGGGTTGACGAGAAGGGGAAGCCGGTAAAGCCTAAGCTTCCTGCGGCCCCTCCTGGTGCGTTCATGCCGCCGCCGGAAGGCGGGAAGGCCGAGAAGGACAAGGGGCTGGCCGGGGCCGGCAACTGGAGCGGCGTCGGGCTTGATATAGGCCCTGAGATTGGCCGGCTTGAGGATCCTGCCCAGCGGACGGCTGATGCCACGGAACGCACAGCGGAAGCGGTTGGCGCAATCGCCGGCAAGGGGGGCGGCGAGGCGGCTGGAGTTGCGCCGATGGCGGCGGCCGCCAACATGGCCCCGGGCGAGTTCCAGGCCCAGCTGGACGCAATCGCACTGATGGCTGCCGACCCCAACTCGACTGCCGGCGACCTGCTAGCACTCGGCGGCAATGCCGCTATGGCCGGGGCGGCGACTGAGCAGGCAGCCCAGCCTGCCGTTGCGATGGACGCGGTCGCGCCTCGAGCCCCTGGCGTGCAGAGGGCTGCCGCACAGGGCATTCAGGCAGCTACAGAGACGTCGCAGATCGGGATCGCGTTCCGCCAGATCGGGAGCGAAATCGTGGCTGCGATTTCTGAGGGCACAGGCGTGTCGAAATCAATCCTCTCTGTGCTCACTAAGATCTCAGAGAAAAGGCCAACCGAGGCAGTGTTCTCATGAGTTACACGGTTTACGAGCTCCGCGACTCCGAGAGCGGTAGCGTCGATAGCGAAGACCTCGAGTCGGGAGAGGTGTGGAACGTCACGAAGAAATACCTCATCGGCCAATGCCCGGGCGGCATGGCCGAGGTCAAAGATGCCATCCTTGGATACTTGCCGAGGTACTGGCAGTCGCCTGTCGGCTACTGGAGGCGCAAGAGCCTTAGTATCAAAGGAGTCGGGAAGCAGTGTTTTGAGGTCACTGGTGAATACACGACCCTATCGCCATCCAGCGACTCTGGTGCTGGCGGTGGAGACAGTAATGATTCGAGCAACCAGCTTGTCCCTGGCTCAATAGCTTGGGACACGACGGGTTCAACCGAGCACGTCACAAGCGCCCTCAGCGAGCGAGTCATTGGCGGCGATGGCACTGAGGACTTTGGTGGCGCCATCAACGTCCAGGGCACAAGCGTGCAGGGCGCTGATAAAGTCGTGCCCGCAATGAAATACACGGAAACCTGGATCATGCCAGCGCAGGTTGGCATGTCTGAGTCTTTCATAAAAGCTGTTTACACCCTTACGGGCACGGTGAACGCATCGAAATTCCGAGCGTTTGAGCCAGGCGAAGCACTCTTCATGGGCGCTCGAGCGCAGTGGAGCGGCGACCAGCCATACACGACCGTGACGTTTGACTGGGTGTGCCGCGCGAACGATCCGCAGTTCTACGTGAAAGCACTCCCTCAAACTACTAAGGAGGGGTGGGAGTTCGCGTGGGTTGTCTATCGCCAGAATTCCACGGCGAGCGGATTCCTCGTCCAAACGCCGAAGCTTCTGATCATCGACCAGTTTTACAAGAAAAAGGACTGGTCGTCCCTCGGCATAGCAAACTCTCCGGGCGTAAGGAGGACGGGAACGCGGGCCACTGCCGCTGCCGCCGCTGCAGCGGTCGGCGCGTTCCTCAACTAGCATGGACCCACGCAGCCACGTCAGCCCTGGCGATCCGATCCGTCTGGCGGCAAGCCAGATCAACGGGTTGAATCGCCTTCTGTCGGTAGACCCCGGGTTCGTGTCGCCGGCCGCCGGAGAACCGCCCACGCCCTACACGTGGGTGATGGCGAAGAACAACACTGGGTCGACGGTCGCCCGCTGGGGCGTGCTCGCGATCACCGGCATGGCCATCGCGCCGGGCAGCAGCAACGCCACGGCGCAGTTTGAGCAGCTGCCCGTCGTCGCCGGTGGCACGCCTTCTGCGACCACGACGGCCTGGTGCGTGGCAGTGGAGCCGATAGCGGCGAACGCTGTCGGCAGGGTGGCGGTTGGTGGCGTCGTGCAGTGCAAGGTCGATGTGACGAGTGCCGACGATAAGTTCGTGGCCTGCAAGGCGTCAGCCTCGGAACTAAAAACTGGAGCGGCTGGCGAGGGACTCATACTTTGGAAGGAGTCAGGCACCGGCACGGGGAAATGGGCGCTGGTGCGGCTGGCTTCTGC